GCTCCTTACCATCACCACCTGCGTAGCTGGAATTGAACCCATTATTTAAAACAGCCGCGCCTTTAACTTGTTTTGTATTAGCCATAGATCTTGCTAAAGCTTTTGTGTATCTGCTTGCAAGTCTATCATACAAGTTGTCCTCGATCGCTTCTTCAGTGATCGCGAACGCAAGTGCGATTGTTTCATTTGTATAACGAGCTGTGAAAGTTTCTTGCGCACTGTCGAAAGATACGCCTTGACCTTCAGGTTTAACTGTTGCATTTGCGAAACCACTTAACATTACTTCTTCTTCAAAAGCTCTGTCAGAGTTTTCTGTATCAAATATTTCAGCTGCTTCGTTTACATATTGTTTATACTCAAGTCCGAATAGTGCATTCAAACCTGGTTCTAGTTCTTTAACTAGCTGTGCTCTTGATATTGCCATGTTTTATTCTCCTATTCTTCCTTAGTATTTAACAGACATAATAGAGCCTGGTGCAAATCTAACGATAACGTTAGAGTTGATAGCTGTATTGTCTGAGTTTAAAGGGTCGTTAGCGATTCTCACTATTTGGAACGCGTATTGGCCCGCACCAGCCGCTGATGAAGCGCCTGTTGCTAATTTAACTGTAGATTGACCACTCGTAAACGAGGTACTCAGGTCAGCCATATTATAAGTTAAATCGCCTGCCATCGCCGCGACAGTTACTGCCCCTGCGGCTTTGACTACGTATTCTTGCATAGGATTATCATTAACAAAACCGACACCGTCTGTTGAACCGGTATTATAGTTGGTACCGAATGCTTGACCAGACGCAACTGTATTTCCCCATGTTGGTTTACTTGTAGTGCTATCTACATAGAAAGCTCCATTAAATACACCATTCATAGGAAGAATGTTAGCTGTGTTGTTCGCCCATCCTGCTCCTCCTGTTATACCGTCGTCCATAGTGCCATTAGCTGCATCCTGTAAGTAACCAACACTACCAGCGCCTTGTTTAGAAGCTGGGTCGTTTTGGTATAGTCCCTTACCAGGAGCTGTTTCGATCGGGTACTCAGATAAACCTTGAGTAGCTGGTGTGCTACCTAAAGTATAAGTTGATCTAAGACCAAATCCGCCTGTTTGGTTTGCCATGTTTGTCTCCTTTTGTGACCTGTCCTTGCGGACTTCCAGTCACGGTTGATATAAATCGTTGGTTAGGAATTGTTAAAAAATTAACTTTTCTTTGTACCACCGAAGGTTACACGAGTCTGCCTCTCTTGATTGATTGGCATACTTGGGTGCTGTTCCTTAAGAATATCGTGTTTAATTGCTTCTTCTTTAGCTTCGTTTTGCTTGTCAAAATATTCTTGACGAGCTTTCGCGATTTCTTCTGGTATCCTAGCCAGCACTAGGCCTCCTACTCCGATCATTCCTGCGTATTTGCCTTCCTTCATAACGGGATAATCTTGATCCGGATATTCATCTCCTCTTACGAGTTCGTATCCTGATCTTATCATTGCTGTCATATTCTTTGAATCATCAAAGCCCATGACTTCATGTCTTATCCATCTGTGTCTGAATCCAGCTGGCGCATTTGGTGCATCGAGAGATGAGGGTGGAGTCCATACTATTTTTTTAGCTGTTTTAGCTTTAGTTTGACTCGCACGAGAAGTTTTTTTATCGTCTGTTTCCATATGCTTATACTCCTTCCGTGATTTTTAATTGTTTTGCATAATCTTCTAGTGGCACACCTAATCTTTTAGCAATTGCTACCTGTGAGGGTGTGAGCTTAACAGTTTTTCTGCGTCCTGTGTTAGCTGAACGTTTCGCTGAAGCTACATTCTGAGTAGGTTTTACTCTTTCTGTAGAAGTTCCATCTATCTTATCAAATTTATGGGGGAATTCAACTCTTATTCTTTTGTCAACTTCCACATAATATTCATTAGATTTTGGATCAAAACCTTCTTCTTCTACGAGCTTTTTATGTATATCAAAAGCCGTATAAGTCATTGCAGAATCATTACCAAACCAAGCATTCTTGGTTGCCCAATCTTCTGCTCTAGGATCAGGAGCAATAGGTTGCCTATATTGTTGAGGCGTAATATTAACATCCTTTGGTTTAGGTTTTGATTCATTAGCTATTTTTAAGGCACTCAGTCTTGCTGCATCCATTGTCAAATTTGCAATTTGTTCCTGGGCTGCAACCTGTCCGTCAACGTTCTGAGATTCAATAGCAGTTTTTAAAGCTTGCTTGGCTCCCGCCATGCTATTCTTTACTCTGCCTTCAAATTCAGAAACATAAGACTTGTCTAATTTAGAAAATCTATTTTCTAAATCATCCTTATCTTTTTTTGCCGCTTGTGCGTAAGCCACAGCTTCTTCTTTTTGTCGCTCTGCTTCACGCATTTTACGAGTTAGTTTAGAGATACGTTTTTGAACGCCTTCACTATATTTTTCTAACTCTTCTTTCTTCTCTTCTTTTTTTTCTTCAACTTCTCCACCTTCTTTTTTTTCTTCGGGCTGTGCTACTTCCTCAACCTCTATTTTTTCTTCCTGCGGTGCTTCAGTTTTTTCTGGTTCACCTTTATCATCTAAATTAATTTCAGCGCCTTCTTCTTCGCCGACATCAACAAGATCATGTTTTTTTTCTTCTTCTGGCATAGTTTCCTTCCTATGTTAAATATGATGAAGAACAGCTTCAGGATCTTTAATAGTTCCTAAAACTTCGTCATCGTTTAGTAGTCGCACTTCCCCACCTTCTATTGGTAATCTTGAACCCGCGTAGCGAGCAAAGATAACCCAATCTCCTTTTTTGCACCAGGGTCCTGATGTAAATTTCTTTTCGGTATAACACAATGGGCCCATTTTTAAAACGTAACCACAATTGGTAGCTATTCTTATTTTATCTAAAGTTTCTTGTGCAATTAGAATTCCGCCTTTAGTTTTATCTTTAGGTGTAAAAGGTAAAACTAAAATCCTCCAACCCGAAGGTTCAGGTAATTGATCAACATTTGTTATGTTGTCTGGACTTAATGGATCTTTTTGATTTTTTTTTTCTTCTTGATATTTATCTAGTAATGCCGATTTATTTTTTGGCGTTTCCTTTAATGTCGACGATGTTTCCTCCGGTATCATGTTGCTCCTTAGCTTTTAGCAGGTTAGAGATTTCCTGTAATGTTAATTGTACAGCGTGTGCTTGTCCTAGTAAATACTTATATTTTTCGTAATTGTCAACCCCACTACCCGTTAACATCGCGTCGCCAATAACGTTTAAATTTTCTTTAAGTCTTTTTTGTATTTTATATATTATACTTAATTCATCCATTTATATTAATCGGACTTGTTATCTCGTAGCTATGCCGCCACCTCTAGTAGCTTTACCCATAGACTTGACATGTCCACCTTTTTTAAGTGCAATCCCTTTACCTCTTTTAGCAAGTCCGCCGCCTCTAGCTGTAAGTTCATCTACAACTCTTCTTTGTTCGGCTCTTAAATTTCTTGCTCCGGATCTAGTGTCTGCTCTTTCAGCGTCTACTCTGCCAAGTTCTTCTAGTCTATTCATTCTTCTTGTGTTTGCCATAATTATCCTCTTTTTTTAGCCATCTTTTTAAAAGTTTTTGCTAAGTTATATCTTTTAGATCCTGGAGGACAAGTTTTGCTACCAAATTTTTTACCTGTGCAAACTCCTTTAGTTCCTCTTCGTTTAATAGATGCATCTACTTTTTGAATCCAGTCACCATCTTTAGCTCCAACACGACCGCCTTTAGCCATTGGATAACGGTCTTCACGACTCGCCATGATTTCTTTTTTATTCATTGCCGTAGAATTAAAAAACTGTGGCATGACTATCTATTAATCTTTCCAGATTTTTTAGCTGCCGAACCAAATTTTCCATAAGACTCATCAGCCGAAGCTTTAAGTTGTGCTTCACTTCTTGGCTTTCTAACTCTCATAGCAATCGATTCGTCTTTACGATCTGTGTATCCCTGCTTCTTAGCAGAACCCCCATCCGCTTTTTTAGCGTATGGAAATCTGACATTTGATCTTACTCCATTTTGTCTCATATTTTTTTCCTTTAAGTATAATACTTAGTTTTTTTTCGTCTGTCACTCATTACTTTACCACATCCCCTTGCAATTGCAACACGGACAGGTCCACCCTTTTTATATTCTTTTTCCCATCTAACTGCTACTTCAGGGTGATTAGCATGTAGATATTTTCTTTGTTTTTCAGACTTAAAAGGCATTATTTTTTACCTTTACCATTCCTAAAAATTTGAGTCCCCTTTATACCGAATATGCTGGCACAAACTAAAATCCACAAATTTGTAAACCATGAGGGAAGTGCTTTAAAATGCTCAAAGAAAAGATTTATCTTCTCCATTGCCGCCGGATCATCTGACCAGACTCCCCAGGCCAAAATTATTATGGGCAGTGTGAGAATCGCTAAAACGACCTCGTCCTTATAATCTTTGTCTCGGGATTCTAAAAGTTTGCCCTGG